ACTATAATCCTACTATAAAATATAGGGTGTAACCGAAAACGGTTGCAACCGATATCGGTGCATATATAAGTGCTGCAGTACACTGCTGGACAGATTGGGAAATGTTTTTTCCCAATCCTGAGGAACGGCCATACAAGCTACCAGCCTTATGTGAAGAGGTCAACATTTCAATACATGAAATAGAATTGGACTGTGTGTATTGCGAACGACAACTGTACAGATGTGAGGTATATGATTTTATATTTAGAGATTTATGTGTTGTATATAGAAAGGGGAAACCACTTGGGGTATGTCAACCGTGTTTACTGTTTTACTCAAAGGTTAGACAATATAGAAGATATAACCAATCAGTGTATGGACGGACGTTAGAGAATTTAACTAACAAACAGTTGTGTAATATTTTAATAAGGTGCGGAAAATGCCAAAAACCACTGTGTCCATTGGAAAAGCAAAGGCATGTAGATGAAAACAAACGGTTTCACCAAATAGCGGATCAGTGGACCGGACGCTGTACACAGTGCTGGAGACCATCTGCAACAGTGGTGTAAGAATGCATGGAAAAAAACCAAGTGTGCAGGACATTGTGTTAGATCTGAAACCAACGACCGAGACTGACCTTACATGTTACGAGTCATTAGACAACTCAGAGGATGAGGATGAAACAGACAGCCATCTAGAAAGACAAGCTGAGCAAGCCTGGTACAGAATAGTTACTGATTGCAGCAGATGTCAGTCCACAGTGTGTCTTACCATTGAGAGCACACACGCTGACCTATTAGTGTTAGAAGACCTGCTTATGGGTGCACTAAAAATTGTGTGCCCCAACTGTTCCAGACGCCTATAACAGAAGATGGCTGATTCAGGTAATTGGGAAGGGAGGTGTTCGGGATGGTTTAATGTAGAAGCCATTGTAGAAAGGAAAACAGGGGATGCAATACCAGCAGATGAAAATTATGATGGGGACGATACAGAGGATTCTGAAATGGGGGATTTTATTGATAATGCACACATATCTAATATATATTCACAGCAGGAAATTGCACAGGCATTATATCACTCACAGCAAGTTAATGCAGACAATGAGGCTATACGTGTTCTAAAACGAAAGTTTGCAGGTAGTGCTGGCAGTAGCCCAGACAGTAAAAGACATGAATTGAAACACAAACAGCGTAGTCCACATATATTGACGATAAGGGACACTAATACTACATCTACACACCTATTGTGTGAGGAACAAGACAGCGGATATGGCAATACTGAAGTGGAAACGTACGAGAGACAGGTACCGGGGCCGGGGGGATGTTTACAAAGTACTAGCAGTAGTAACAACGGCAGCCAAATGGCGTCGCCAGGGGAAACAAATAGTGGGTCCAGTAGCATTTCAAATATGGATATAGACATGGAAAGCACACCTATAACGGACATTACAAACATATTAAAAAGTAGTAATGTAAAGGCAACATTATTAGCAAAATTTAAAGAGGTATATGGATTAAGTTATATGGAATTAGTAAGGCCTTATAAAAGTGATAAAACACAGTGTCAGGACTGGGTATGTGCAGTGTTTGGGGTAGCGCCATCATTGGCAGAAAGTTTAAAATCATTACTAACCCAATATTGCCTATACATACATCTACAATGTTTAACATGTTCGTGGGGTATAATAGTATTATTGTTAGCAAGATTTAAGTGCAATAAAAATAGATTGACAGTACAAAAATTATTACATGGGTTATTAAATGTAACACAGGAATATATGTTAATAGAACCACCTAGACTAAGAAGCACGCCATGTGCATTATACTGGTACAGAACTAGCCTATCAAACATTAGTGAAACGGTGGGAGAAGTACCCGAATGGATTAAAAGACAAACAGTAGTACAGCACAGCTTAGAGGACTGTCAATTTGACCTATCTCAAATGGTACAGTGGGCATTTGATAATGACATAACAAATGACTGTGAAATAGCATATAAATATGCATTATTAGCATCTGAGGATAGCAATGCTGCTGCATTTTTAAAAAGCAATGCACAAGCAAAATATGTTAAGGATTGTGGAACAATGTGTAGACATTATAAAGCTGCAGAACGTAAACAAATGACTATGTCACAATGGATTACACATAGATGTGATTTAATAGATGATGGAGGAAACTGGAAACATATTGTGCAATTTTTAAGATATCAGCAGGTTGAATTTGTACCGTTTTTAATTGCTTTAAAACAATTTTTAAAGGGTATACCAAAACAAAATTGTATAGTTATATATGGACCACCAGATACAGGAAAGTCACATTTTGGAATGAGTTTAATGCAGTTTATGCAAGGTGTGGTTATTTCATATGTAAATTCCAATAGTCATTTTTGGTTATCGCCATTGGCTGATGCAAAAATGGCATTATTAGATGATGCAACACCTGCATGCTGGACATATATTGATAGATATTTAAGAAATGCATTAGATGGCAATCCTATGTGTTTAGACAGAAAACATAAACATTTATTACAAATTAAATGTCCTCCATTACTAATAACATCAAATACAAATCCTAAAGCAGATGATACCTGGAAATATTTGCACAGTAGAATGAAAGTGTTTACGTTTTCAAATCCATTTCCATTTGACAGTAATGGAAATCCACTATACCAACTTACTAATGAAAACTGGAAGGCATTTTTTACAAAGACGTGGTCAAAACTAGATTTAACAGAGGACGACGACAAGGAAAATGATGGAGACACTGTGCAAACGTTTAAGTGCGTGTCAGGACGCAATCCTAGAACTGTATGAACGTGATAGTATACATTTAAGTGATCATATTGATCACTGGAAACACGTGCGACTGGAAAATGTATTATTACATAAGGCACGTGAAATGGGACTGCAATCAGTTAACCAACAAGCGGTGCCAAGCCTTGCAGTATCACGATCCAAAGGGCATAATGCAATTGAACTACAATTAGCCCTAGAAAGTTTAAATGAATCAAGCTATAACACAGAAGAATGGACATTACAACAGACAAGTTGGGAACAGTGGGTAACGGACCCAAAACAATGTTTTAAAAAAGGTGGAAAAACAGTAGAAGTTAGATATGACTGTGACAAGGACAACACCATGCAATATGTGGTATGGACATTTGTGTATTATTGGTTGGAAGGCAAGTGGTATAAAGTGAGTAGCCATGTAGATTATAATGGTATATATTATGAAACACAGGACAATGAAAAGGTATATTATACACAATTTGACAGAGATGCAAAACGATATGGGGTTAAAGGAATATGGGATGTATGTATGGGCGGTAAGGTAATATGTTTTGCTCCTGTATTTAGCCCGTGTGAAGTATCCACTCCTGAAATTGTTAGACCCCTGCACACAAGCAACAGCAGCAACGCACAGGACGCGGGTGTGCCAACACGGAAACGGCATAGACAGTGTGACCCAGACGAGGGGCCCTTGGACTTTGTACATAACCTACAGCCCACAACAGACTCATCGACCCAGTGTACTCTACATAATGTTGCGCCAATAGTACATTTAAAAGGTGACAAAAACAGTTTAAAATGCTTAAGATATAGGATGCATAAAGGGTATTCACATTTGTTTAATAATGTAACAACTACATGGCATTGGACCAATAATACAAATAGTAAATGTGGTGTAATTACATTTATGTTTTCCAGTACATCCCAACAAAAACAATTTTTACAATGTGCTAAAATACCACCAACTATATCAGTGTCATCAGGGTATATGTCCATATAACACAAATATGTAACATTGGTTACAATTGTATACATTGGTATACTGTATAATGTCATGATCATTTTTATATTTGTAATTTTGTTTGTCTTTGGCTTTTATATGTGCCTGTCTGTGTCGCTTGCAGTGTCTGTGTGTGTTTATGCATGGTTATTGCTTTTGATTATAATTACTTTTTTACATGTGTCCCAATCCCTGTTAAAAGTATATATATTATATGTGTGTGTGTTTTATATTCCTATGGCACTGGTACATTACCATGCTACCTTGCAAGTAACATAAATATTTTCATATATATACAATAAATTTATTGTTTGTGTACCAGTGTGTAGTTTACCATGCGTCGCAAGCGTGACACACATATAAGACGTAAACGTGCATCAGCCACACAATTATACAAAACATGTAAGCAAAGTGGCACATGTCCCCCTGACATAATTCCAAAGGTTGAGGGCAATACTTTAGCTGACCAAATATTAAAATATGGTAGCATTGGGGTATTTTTTGGGGGTTTGGGTATTGGTAGCGGGTCAGGAACCGGGGGTCGTACAGGATATGTGCCATTACCCACAACTACTCCATCTAGACCAGTTGAAATTCCTTTGCAACCTACCAGACCTCCTGTTATTACATCTGTAGGGGCCTCTGATTCTTCTATAGTTTCATTAGTGGAGGAGTCAAGTTTTATTGAAGCTGGTGTGCCAGGTCCTACCTCCATAGTGCCTTCTAGTTCTGGATTTAATGTAACAACATCTGTGGACAGTACACCTGCTATTATAGATGTGGCAACTATAAGTGACACTACACAAGTATCTGTTAGTACATTTAACAATCCAACTTTTACTGACCCATCCGTGTTGCAACCTCCTCCACCCTTAGAGGCCTCTGGCAGACTTTTATTTTCAAATGATACTGTAACTACTCATTCTTATGAAAATATACCTCTTGACACATTTGTAGTTACAACAGATAACAATAGTATTGTTAGTAGTACGCCCATTCCAGGGAGGCACCCTCCTGCACGCTTAGGGCTTTATGGACGTGCTATACAACAGGTTAAGGTTGTAGACCCTGCTTTTGTAACAACGCCTACACGTTTGGTAACATATGATAATCCTGCCTTTGAGGGCCTGCAAGATACCACATTAGAATTTCAGCACAGTGACTTGCATAATGCTCCTGACTCTGATTTTTTAGATATTGTAAAGTTACATAGGCCTGCTTTAACTGCTAGAAAAACTGGCATACGTGTTAGTAGACTAGGACAACGTGCCACTATGTTTACTAGAAGTGGCAAACGTATAGGTGGTAGGGTACATTTTTATCATGATTTAAGTCCAATACCTACGGAAAATATTGAACTGCAGCCTTTACTGCCTTCTGCATCTGCTACTGTAACAGATGCTAATGGCATTAATGATGGGCTATATGATGTATTGTTAGATAATAATGTAGATATTACTGAAGTGGAAACACCTACTGGTACAAACACACAAAGTGTTTTTGCAAGTGAGATTTCCACTACAACTGCAAATACCACTATTCCTTTAAATGCTGGTTTGGATACACATCCTGGCCCTGATATTGCTTTACCTGTACCTACTGCAGAAACCATTTTTACCCCAACTGTACCTGTACAGCCTTCTGGTCCTATATATATATATGGGTCCGATTTTATATTGCATCCTAGCTTGTATGTCATTCCACGCAAACGTAAACGTTTGTCATATTTTTTTGCAGATGTGGCGACCTACTGAGGCAAAGGTATACCTGCCCCCTGTGTCTGTATCTAAAGTTGTAAGCACTGAAGAGTATGTAACACGCACAAATATATATTATTATGCAGGTAGTACACGCTTGCTGGCAGTAGGACATCCCTATTATCCTATAAAGGATACTAATGGGAAACGTAAGATTGCTGTACCTAAAGTTTCAGGTTTGCAATACAGGGTATTTAGAATACGTTTGCCAGATCCCAATAAATTTGGGTTCCCAGATGCATCTTTTTATAATCCTGACAAGGAGCGGTTGGTTTGGGCCTGTGCAGGCGTTGAGGTTGGACGCGGACAGCCATTAGGTATAGGTACTAGTGGTAATCCTTTTATGAATAAACTTGAGGATACTGAAAATGCTGCAAAATATATTGGTGGAAACATAGCAGATAGTAGGGAGTGTATGTCAGTAGATTATAAACAAACACAGTTATGTATTGTAGGCTGTAAGCCTCCCTTAGGGGAACATTGGGGTACAGGCACACCATGTGGTACCCAAAATGCTGGGGAATGTCCTCCGCTTGAATTAAAGAACACCACTATACAGGATGGTGATATGATTGATGTGGGCTTTGGTGCCATGGATTTTAAGGCCTTACAGGCAAATAAAAGTGATGTGCCCATTGATATTTCCAACACTATATGTAAATATCCAGATTATCTAGGCATGGCCGCAGATCCCTATGGCGATTCTATGTGGTTTTATATTCGTAGGGAACAAATGTTTGTTAGACACCTATTTAACAGGGCAGGTACTGTAGGCGATGCTATTCCAGATGACTTAATGATTAAGGGTACAGGCAATACTGCATCGCCATCCAGTTGTGTGTTTTATCCTACTCCTAGTGGGTCTATGGTATCCTCAGATGCACAAATTTTTAATAAGCCTTATTGGTTGCAAAAGGCCCAGGGACAAAACAATGGCATTTGCTGGCATAATCAACTGTTTTTAACTGTTGTAGATACTACTAGAAGCACAAACTTTTCAGTTTGTGTAGGTACACAATCCACAAGTACAACTGCACCATATGCAAACAGTAATTTTAAGGAATACCTCAGACATGCAGAAGAGTATGACCTGCAGTTTGTGTTTCAGTTATGCAAAATCAATTTAACTACAGATGTAATGACATATATACATTCTATGAGTTCTAGTATATTGGAACAGTGGAATTTTGGTCTTACACCACCGCCTTCAGGTACTTTAGAAGAAACATATAGATATGTTACTTCACAGGCCATTACATGTCAGCGTCCGCAACCTCCTAAGGAAACAGAGGACCCATATGGTAAAATGACATTTTGGGAGGTAGACCTTAAAGAAAAATTTTCTGCAGAATTAGATCAGTTTGCCTTAGGTAGAAAGTTTTTATTACAACTAGGTATGCGTGCCCGTCCTAGGTTACAGGCCTCTAAACGGTCTGCACCTTCATCATCTAGTACAGCACCTAAGAAAAAACGTGCAAAACGTATTTAATTAAATGTATGTGTGTTGTGTTTGTGTATGTGTATTGTGTGTTTGTATATGTTTGTGTATGTGTATTGTGTGTTTGTATATGTTATGTAATGTATGTATTATTGTATTGTTGTATGTGGTGTGGTATTGTATGGCATATGGTGTTGTACATGTGTGTGTATGTATGTATGTATGTGTTTTATGTTCAATAAACTATATATGTTGTGTGAGTGGTTTTTAATAGCCACTGTGTCTCCATTTTGTTCATTCGCCATTTTATATATTTTAAAGTTATTCTGCGACCGCTTTCGGTTGCCTATACTATAACATGTTTTGGTCTGTTTGTGCTGTTTTAGCACAAAGGTTTAATGTGTTTTGGCTTCCTGCAGGCAACTTGGATTGTACTCAAGCACTTAGGATTAACATGCTTCCTGCTTATGTTTCATCCTACGCAAGGTCATACACGTTTAAGGCGCCACCTGGCAGTTACTCATGTGTCTGCAATTGTTACTACAATGTTTTGCACACACATTTTTTACCCACCCTCTCATAAAATTGCTTTTAATCACATACTTGTACTATGTAAACAGTGTACCTTGGCAGAACATTGTATTTTACATGCCAGGTAATTGTTGAAAACTGACTAAGCAGTGCTTACTCATTTTGCACCTGGACTGTTAAACCGTTTTGGATCACACAGTGTACCAACCCTTTTATAATTATAAAAA